GGATACAAACTTGCTGGTACTAAGAAGAAGGGTGGTAAGACAGTTGACAACTGTGTCAAAGCAGGTGATGAAGTAACCCATGAGGGTGAAGCACTTGCAGAAAAGAAACTAGATCCAGTTGGCAAGGCAGATGCTGACATCGATAACGATGGCGATGTAGATAAGTCTGATAAGTACCTTCACGCTCGTCGTAAGAAGGTTACCAAAATCATTGCAATGGGAAAGAAGAAGAAATGAAATCCTTCAAACAGTTCCGAGAGGAATGTGGTTGCAAGGACAAGGAACGAAAGTCTAAATCTAAAAAGAAGACAGGTAACGTAGAAGTTATGCCTAACATTCCTGATGGGAAGAAAGGCATGACTACTAACGTGAATAATGAGAGTGTATTCGCTGGTAATTATCAAGGTCCCTTGTATGCAAGACATCCTGATCTCGTCATTGCGGAGAAAGCAGTCTCCAAAAAGCAACAGAAATTTATGGGTATGGTCCGAGCTGCTCAGAAGGGCGAGGGAGCGTCGTCGCCTGAGGTTGCCAAAGTTGCTTCCAGCATGAAGAAGGGCGATGTAAAAAAGTTTGCATCAACTAAACATAAAGGATTGCCTGAAAAGAAAGTTCAAAAAGAATCTTTTGAGACTGGTGTTCAAAAGGCACGTCGCGACTATCGTTCTGGCACATTGTTGACTTTCAAACAGTTCGTTTCAAAACTTACTGACATCTTGGATGAGTGGGAGAAATAAATAGTAGAGCTCATTTGAGGATCAAATCATGCTCGCATTTCTATTACCACTAGCATCTAAAATTATTAAAGACGCTGTTTCTAAAGTTCCTGACAACGAGGAACTTGGAGAAAAAATGATCGAGATCTGCCTAGTCATTCTGAAGAAGGCAGTAACTCTAACCAAGACAGACATGGACGACAAACTCCTTGCGGTTGTTGAACAAGCAATCAAAAACCGTGAGGAAGACTGAGATATAAATAAAGTTTAGAAATACTCAAATAATACGAGGAGACCAATGGCTGTATTCGGAACAATTGATGCAGCGACATTTGCGAATAACGTCGCGGTCACCAATGGTGACGCCACTGTTACGAAGAATGCCGCTGATACAGTAGAACAAGGAGATGTACTAGTTCTCGGTGGTGTAAACTATATCGTAAGAAGTGTCACAAGCACAACTACAATTGAACTACACACCACTTATGCTGGTAGCACTAATGCTGCACTAGCAGGAGCTGTCCGCAGAACTCCACCTAAATCTGTTGCAGAATATGTAATTAAAGGTGGCGATAGTAGTGTTGGCGAAATTCTATTTGTTGACGCAACTGAAGTTGGACTTGCAGAGAACAAATCTCGTGGTTTGAAAGGTCCTGGTTGGTGGAACTATAAGACATACACTGATCATTCTGGTGCTACTCGTCACAAGGCAGAGCATCTAGCATATGCATACATTGCTGCTGGTACATCTGGTGACTTCACTGATGATACTAAGGTTGCTGATGTTGCATCTGCAGTCGTTATCGATACTCAACCCGCTTCTTCTACTTCTGCATCTGGTGCAGGTACATTCACCCTCACCACCAGCACAACTGGTACACCTGGCGCACTAGCATATGTTTGGCAGCGTCAGACTGCATCTGGTAAGCGTTGGGTTAACATCACTGCTTCCCTTGACACAGGTATTACTTACGCTAACTTCACGACCGCAACTCTTGCTTACAGTGGCCTCGCTGCTGACACTCTGGACGGTTACAAGTATCGCGTCAAGATTACCTCAGCGGGTGGTACAGAAGAAGTTGTCTCTGATGGTGCCGCAACCTTAACATTTGGAAATTAATGAATGAATTTTCATGAATTGACACCAGACAACTGGTTATTCTTTGCTATTCAAAATTATAATAACCCGTCGTCTGTTACCTATGCAGACTTTGAAGAAGACATCAAACGCTTCAAATACATTAAGAGACTGCTTAGAAGATACGAGACGACGGGTGAACTAAAAACACATCTCATTCTAAATCATGTAATTGTGTTGTATAATGTATTTGGCGAAGCAGCAACACCGCTGCTATTTTATAAAACGGAAGCGACATACTGGTGTCAAATTAAGGCATTTATGTTGTTTCTAAATAGATTACCACTAACACTTAACGAGGATGTTGACGAGGAATGTCTGAAAGAACTGAACCTAATCTAAATGAAATGATCAATTCTGCTGGCGATGGTTCTGGTCTCCAGTTGCCACCCGCTTTTGTCATGGTCAATCCTAAGCAGCATCGTAAGTATAAGAAAAATAATGAAAAAGTGGATGGGCGTACTAAAGGCGCTCGCTCTCTCTTCGACCGTATCCAAAAAAGAAAGATGAAAGAAGAAACTAACGTAACCGAAGCTCTGTCTACTGATACTGAGAGAGCACAAAAGCAAATCACCCAAGGCAAGAAGCTCAATCGTCAGAAAGATCTTCAGAAGAAGCGTGGTGAAGCAAAAGAAAAGATGATGCGTAAGTCCAAAGAAATGGATACGCTCATGAAAGCACGTTTGTCTGACTTCAAAAAGAAGGCAGCAACTCAAACTAAGAAACTCAAGAAAGAGGAAACTGAAGTGACTACCGAAATCATGACTGAAAACCAAGATGTAATCCAAGTTGCACTAGATGTAGCAACTGCTGAACTCAATCCCCAGGGCGAAGGATCCTTTGCTAAGATCCAGTTCGCTGATGGTGGTGTACAAAACCTAGATAACTTCTCTGCTAAGCGTATTGCTGCTTGTTACGCGCAGTTGGATGATACCCACAAGCAGCAATTCCAATACATGTTGAATAAGGACGCTTCGACCTATCAATCTGCATTGGATTTCGCAATCAAGAATGTCTGATGATCATGGCGTTTGGTCTAGGTAAATTAGCGGTCCTTGAAAGTAAGCTCAACATTTATGAAGACCTATCTCAACAGATGCTCGACAAGCTTGAAAAAGCAGTCGGGACTATCTCGGATAACAGTAACAAGATTGCTGTTATTTTAGAACGCCATGAAAATCGTCTAGACGAAAGTGAAAGAACAGATAACCTCATTATCAAAATGATTGATGAGTTAAAAGATCAAGAAGATAAGAACTCTAGAATTCTGCACGAAAGAATTGATCGCATTCAAAAGAAAGTCGATAGCAATCAAAAATTTGTTGTTGGTGCTGGTGCTGTCCTAGCAACTCTAGTGACAGTCCTACAAGTGGTTCCACCAGTTGTTCGCGTATTGACACCGAAGGTATCCTCTGGTAGTATATCATCAGTGGTAATGCCTGTTAGTGAGTTTTCTTGACGTTAAGTACATACAACTAGTATCCCCCCGTCTTACCCTTTTCTCACGCAAGAAGGCAGACCTGTATAATTTCAGGTGTCCTTACTGTGGTGATAGTCAGAAAAGGAAGAACAAGGCGAGGGGATATTTGTTTAAGATCAAGAACAATTTCACATATAAATGTCACAATTGTGGAGTAGGAAGATCACTTGCTAACTTTTTGAAAGATCAAGATCAACATCTCTATGAGCAATACATCATGGAGAAATTCAAAGAAGGTAGCACTGGCAAGGGAACTGCAACACCCAGTCCAAAATTTGATTTTAAAGAACCAAAATTTGTAAAACGTGATACAGGTTTAGAGAAGATTTCTTCGCTAAATATTTCTCACCCAGCGCGTGTCTATCTTGAAAACCGAGGTATCAAAGATCTCGATTACTTCTATTACTGTCCCAAATTCAAAGAGTGGACAAACAAACAAAAGAAGACATTTGATACTTTAAGACAAGACAGTCCACGCATTATTATCCCATTCAAAGACAAACAAGGTAACCTTTTTGGATACCAAGGCAGATCGCTCGCCCCTAAGGCAAAACTAAGATACATCACGATCATGCTGGACGAGGAACAACCCAAGATCTTTGGACAGGATAGAGTAAAAACAAACGAACCAATTTATATCGTAGAAGGACCATTTGATGCGACCTTTCTCAAAAACTCAGTTGCTATGGCTGGGTCCGATGCTGATATTAGGTCGCTTGGTTGGAGCGATCATATTTGGGTATTTGATAACGAACCACGCAATCGAGAAATCGTCGCAAGGATCTCCAAAGTCATTGACCGAGGAGATAAGGTAGTCATTTGGCCAAAGAATATACAACAAAAAGACATCAATGACATGCATCTTGCTGGACATGATGTGCAAACTCTGGTACAATCGAACGTCTACCAGGGATTAACCGCAACCCTCAAATTTAACGACTGGAAAAAAGTATGACAAACGGAGTTGGAATTAAAGTAAAGAAGCGTAATGGCGTTGTAGAGGGTCTGAACCTCGACAAAATTCATAAGGTAGTGGAAGAGGCATGTGAGGGTCTTGGAAGCGGTGTGAGCGCCTCTCAGATCGAAATGAACTCGGGTCTGCAGTTCTTTGATGGTATTGAGACTAAGGATATCCAAGAGATCCTTGTACGCTCTGCTAGCGACCTCATCAGTCTTGATAATCCAAACTATCAATTTGCTGCAGCACGTCTTCTTTTGTATGGTGTAAACAAGCAAGTCTTTGGACCTTCGTGGGTTGAGAGTTATCCTTCTGTGTTGGATCACTGTTACAGTTGTGTTGAGAAGGGTGTATATGATAAAGAAATCCTAGATAAGTATAGTTACGAAGAGTGGACCAAGATTAATTCTTGGATTGATCACGACCGAGACATGCTATTTACCTACGCAGGTTTGCGTCAGGTAGTAGATAAGTATTTGGTTCAAGATCGCAGTAGTGGTGAGGTATATGAGACACCTCAATACATGTACATGATGATTGCTGCAACTCTCTTCCAAAACTATTCACAGGAAACGAGACTGGAGTATGTCCGAAAATACTACAACGCAATCAGCAAGCACAAAATCAACATTCCCACACCTATCATGGCGGGAGTGCGAACTCCACTTCGACAATTTGCTAGCTGTGTTCTTGTTGATGCTGATGACACCCTCGATAGCATCTTTACTTCTGATATGGCTATCGGCAAGTATGTTGCACAAAGGGCGGGCATCGGTATCAACGCGGGTCGCATCAGGGGCATCAACAGTAAAATCAGAGGCGGCGAAGTTCAACACACGGGTGTTGTACCATTCCTCAAAAAATTTGAGGCGACTGTCAGATGCTGCACTCAAAATGGCATACGAGGCGGAAGCGCGACTGTCCACTTCCCAATCTGGCACCAAGAAATAGAGGATATCATTGTCCTGAAGAACAACAAAGGAACAGAAGATAACCGTGTTAGAAAACTCGACTACTCAATCCAAATCAGCAAACTATTCTACGAACGTTTCATCAACAACGAAGACATCACCCTCTTCAGTCCACACGACGTTCCTGGTCTGTATGATGCTTTTGGCACTCCTGAGTTCGATGATCTCTATCGCCAGTATGAACTTGATGGATCAATTCCAAAGCGATCTATTGGCGGTCAAGAACTTCTTCTGGACCTCCTGAAGGAGAGAGCGGAGACTGGTCGCTTGTACATCATGAACATCGACCATTGTAATGAGCATTCGTCTTTCAAAGACAAGGTAAACATGTCTAATCTCTGCCAGGAGATTACACTTCCTACTACACCACTAGAACATATTGATGGTGGTGGTGAGATTGCTCTCTGTATTTTGTCTGCTATTAACGTAGGCAAGATTAATAAACTAGATGATCTAGAAGAACTTTGTGATCTCGCTGTGCGTGGTCTAGAAGAACTTATTGATTACCAAGAGTATCCAGTTGCTGCTGCTAAAAAGAGTACGCTAGCACGTCGTTCTCTTGGTATTGGTTATATTGGTCTGGCACATTACCTAGCAAAACAAGGAGAACACTATGACGATCCAAAAGCATGGAAACTCGTCCACGAGTTGTCTGAAGCTTTCCAATATTACCTTCTCAAGTCAAGCAACACCATCGCTAAAGAAAAGGGCAAGTGTGAATATTTCCATCGCACCAAGTATGCAGACGGTATCCTCCCAATCGACACTTACAAACGTGACATCGATGAGTTCTGTGGAGCAGAGTTGAATTATGATTGGGAAAGTCTTAGAACATCTATCACCACCCACGGTCTTAGGCACTCAACACTGTCCGCTCAGATGCCATCAGAGAGCAGTTCCGTTGTGTCAAACGCAACAAATGGAATTGAACCACCTAGAGCCTTTCTGTCCACTAAGAAAAGCAAAAAGGGACCGCTCAAACAAATCGTTCCTCAGTACGGTAGTCTCAAAAATAACTACACTCTTCTCTGGGACATGAAGGACAACGATGGTTACATTAAAGTTGTCGCTGCTATGCAGAAGTTCTTCGACCAGGCAATTTCTGGCAACTGGAGTTATAATCCAGAGAACTATGACAACAATGAGGTTCCAGTCTCTGTCATGGCAGGTGATCTTCTGAAAACATACAAGTATGGTTGGAAGACTTCTTATTATCAGAATACATATGATATCAAGAGTGATGAACCACAACTAACAGAGGAGAAGAAAGAATCGATTACTGACCTACTTACCCAAATTCTAGAAACAGAGGAAGAAGATTGTGACAGTTGCAAAATTTAGAACAAGTGAACCTATGCGTAGCAAAGTAAAAGGGATGACGGTATTCAATACCACCCAAGTAGACAGCACTAAACAAAAGATGTTCTTTGGACCCCCTCTTGGGGTCCAACGCTACGATAAGTTTAAGTATCCTGTGTTTGACAAACTCACTCAACAGCAACTGGGATATTTTTGGAGACCAGAAGAAGTATCATTGCAAAAAGATCGTGCCGACTATCAGACACTTAATGCAGCACAAAAGCACATCTTCACTAGTAACCTTAAGTACCAAATCCTCTTGGATTCTGTACAAGGGCGTGGTCCTGGGATGGCTTTTATGCCTTACTGTTCACTCCCTGAACTAGAAGGTGCTATGAATATCTGGCAGACCATGGAGATGGTCCACAGTCGCTCATACACCCACATTATCAAGAATGTATATGCTGACCCCTCTGAAGTCTTTGACAAGATCCTAGACGACGAGAAGATCCTCTCACGAGCACAGTCAGTAACTCATGCTTATGATGAGTTCTTGCAGGCAGCACAGACCTATGGGTCTGGCAATATGTGGGAACACCAACTTGATGGCGTTCCTATGGCACAAAACGAACTCTATGAACTCAAAAGAAAACTATATCGAGCGGTCGCTAATGTCTATATCCTTGAGGGAATTAGATTTTACGTGTCGTTTGCTTGTTCTTTCGCATTCGGGGAACTTAAACTTCTGGAAGGAAGTGCTAAGATTATCGGACTTATCGCGAGAGACGAAAGTCAACACATGACCATCACTCAGAATATTCTGAACAAGTGGAAGGCAGGTGATGACCCTGACATGGTAGAAATTGCCAAAGAAGAAGAGGTAAATGTCTACAACATGTTCAAGCAGTGTGTTGATGAAGAAAAACTATGGGCAGAATACCTGTTCAAAGATGGTTCTATCATCGGTCTTAATGACAAACTGCTTGCTAAGTATGTTGAATGGACTGCAAACCGTCGTCTTAAGTCTATTGGACTGAAGGCAATCTTTGACACCCCTATTAGCAACAATCCTCTGCCTTGGACAGAGCATTGGTTGTCTTCTAAGGGTATGCAAGTAGCACCACAGGAGACTGAGGTTGAGAGTTACTTGATTGGTAGTATCAAACAAGACGTTAAGAAGGACACATTTGCTGGGTTTCAACTATGAGGGTGATTGATGATGTGATGCCTGTAGTAATGCAGGATCAACTACATGATATGTGTACTGACCCAACTTTTGTGTGGTCATTCTTACCAGATGCAACTTACGATAAGAGAGAAGAAGCTATTACTGGGGCAATGAATAAACCCAAGAACCCTTCTATGTCACACCTTGCGTTGAATGAGTATCAACCAAAGTCTGGTGTTGCAAATCTCATATCAGCACATTGTTTGTGTGCAAGTGATGCTGCAGGTCTCAATCCAAACTTCTTATATCGCATGAGATTTGGGTTGTATCTTCCTCTAAATGATGCTCCACTACATAACAATATGCATGTTGACATGAAGATCCCACATACTGTGGTCTTATACTATGTCAATGATGCTGACGGTGATACGTTCTTCTTCAATAAGAGTAGGGAAATTGTAGATAGAGTTACTCCAAAGAAAGGCAGAGCAGTTGTCTTCGATGGACTGACACTTCATGCAAGTTCTATGCCATCCAAAGACTACAGAATTTCTCTCAATCTAGGTTATGTCGATCCGCAGTATACTAAGTAAGTTAGATGACAAATTCTTTGCCTGGTTGGAAGGTAAGGGCACTACAAGACCCGAGCGTAACAGACAAACAAGCGAGAATAATCATGCACGGACCAAAGTGTCTGACAGACGCATGGTTTCTCCAAGCAATGAAATTCAAATACCAGACCCATGGGATTAATGATCGATGACTTGGCAAAAATCATACGCAAACATCAAAAAACTCTGCCTAATGTAGAACCATTTGATGTTGACGACGAGTTTGCACAAGTTTATAAGGAAACTGAGGATGGTAATCTCAGTATTAAGAACGAAATGTTCAGTTGCACTGGACTTCGTAAAGTACATTTAGAAGTTGCATCATTAGGTAAGTTAGATATCTTGCATTGCATATGGTATCCCGAACCTGACTTTGATCTGCCTATTTTTGGTGCAGATATTGTTGCCAATAACAATATTTGTAGTGCTGCTATCACAGACATTTCTCCTGTTGATGGCATAATGTCACCAGTTTATGATGAGATTGCAGATATCAGCAGATATTACAGTTTTAGGAATAACAGAGACATGCCTCAGTGGGGTGATATTTTCTCTCCTTACTGTAAGTTTGCAAGACTAGAAACAGATGATGACAGAAACACATTCTGTCAAGTTGTTGATGAATATCTTGATGCATTTGTTGGTGCTGTGTGGAAATCCACCATGGATTACAGCAGAGCAGAGAGTAGATACGAAGGTCAGATCAACTACTGTAAAAAACAGAAGTTGAATGACAAAACAAGACGTATTCTTGCCAAGTATTTTGGTGACAGGTGGGCAGATTTATACATCAACGAAGTGTTATTTGACGAACCCTAAATATTTTAAGTAATATTATGAAAGTGTGGAAGAGATTTACCCAAACCCTTGGAGATATATGGGCACCGTGTTTGATGGGAGCCTTATTGGGGACAACTGGGGTTTTGTTTATAAAATTACCAATCAGTCCAACGAACGACAGTACATTGGGCGAAAGTATTTTTGGCAAAAAAGAAAACCCAAAGGTGCAAAGCGAAGGGTCACTTCCGAAAGTGACTGGAAGCGGTATTATGGGTCATGTCCAGAACTCAAAGATGACATTAAAGTCTTTGGGAAAGAGTGCTTCTCCAGAGAAATACTCTCACTGCACAGGACACCTGGAAGGGTCAACTATGAAGAAACAAGACAACTTTTTCTTCACGACGTTCTGACAAAAGCCTTGACAGACGGCACCCCTGCCTACTATAATTCAAACATCCTCGGACGCTACTACAGGAAAGACTACTTCGATGTTTAAGATTTTGCTTGCCTCTGCTGCCCTTGCTGTGGGTCTCACTGGACCACAAATTCCTCATGCAACGGAGGCACCTGAGATGCCTGAAATCCAACCTCTCCCTGTTATTCCTTATGAATATTCATGGAAGTGCGAGGATTGCACACCAGAAGAACAGTATGTCCTCGAACAACTCCAAGAACACACCAAGATCTCAGATCTTAATTCTCTTGCAACCATTATGGGTAACATTAAACAAGAGAGTAACTTCCGTGCCAACGTATGCGAGGGAGGGGCTAGAGTTCCTTACGATCGTTGCTATCGGGGTGGGTATGGTCTTATTCAGTGGACCTCAGTAGGACGCTATAATAACCTCGGTAAGTTCTGTGATAAATATGGTTGTGACCCAAGCAGTCTGGAAGGTCAAACTCGTTACATGATTAACGAGAACGTCTTCCGTCGCTACTTGCCTGAGTTTGAGGGCAGAGGAAAAACTGTCCGTCAGTACATGGTTCCTGCCTATTATTGGTTAGGATGGGGCATCAAAGGCAACAGAGAACTGTACGCCTATGATTACGTTAAGAAACTTACTTGGTCATGATTTTACGAGCATTGAAAAAACTTGCTAAACCTTTTACTGGGATCCCTGCACCCAAGGTTTTGAAAGATGACCCCTGGTTTGGTCCTGCTCCTGTTCTCTCAGAGAAACAGCAGGAATATGTTCGTGCTCAACTAGAAGAAGAAAAACAACTCATCCCTCAAAGTGAGGACCAACCTCCTACAAAAGAGGTTGCAAACATTCATGAGGTGATGTATAATATTGCTACTGGAAACGGTAAAACTACCACACAACTCGATCCTCTTCCAGAGTTGGGTGGTGGTTCTGAGAATTTTCAGAGTGGACCAGGAGGTTGGATGTCTGGTACAGGTTTAAATCAGTTTCATCAGGGTCGCTGACCCTTTTATGTTTCAGTAGCTCAGTGGATAGAGCAACCGCCTTCTAAGCGGTCGGTCGTTGGTTCAAATCCAACCTGAAACGCCTTGTCGTTGTGGCGGAATTGGTAGACGCGCTGGGTTTAGGTTCCAGTGTCTTTATGACGTGGAGGTTCAAGTCCTCTCAGCGACACTCAGGGTGAATAGCTCAGCGGTAGAGCATCTCCTTTACACGGAGGCGGTCGGGGGTTCGATCCCCTCTTCACCCATTTCATACAAGAGGTTAAATGCTATACAATGTTAACAGCAAGATGCAAGGCATGTCGCAAAGAACTGACAAGCACTAGCAAAGTTCAGTTCTGTGGATGCCCCAATCAAATGAGAGTAGTTGATGACACCGTAGGTGCAGTTGACCTCTCTCTAGTGGTCCTAGTCGATCATGAAAAAAGTATTAAATATAATGGAATTCTGACGGAAAGTGACCTAAAATATCAAGAGGACAGACGCAAACGCAAAGTCCGACGCATCACTTTTGAGGAACGCTAATGATTAACCTAGACGAACGCTTTCACAGCTACCTACACACTGACAAATGCTTTGTAATTGATGGAGCATGTGAAAAAGTCAAGGGTTATGGATTTGAGTGTGATAATGTCAGTATTACAGGGTATTATGTCTTGACAACCAACTACAAGTTGCACTATAATCTAGAGGAACAATTCCTTTGGAAAGAAGAACTTATCGGGGTGTAGCTCAGTTTGGTAGAGCACTCGCTTTGGGAGCGAGATGCCGTAGGTTCAAATCCTATCACCCCGACTTGGTAACTCACCAACAATTTTATTACTATGCAAATTTTTCTAGACACAGCAGACTACAGAGCAATCAAAGATCGTTATGAAACTGGTCTTGTTTCTGGTATCACGACCAATCCTACACTAGTTCGTAAATCTGGTGTAGACTACTTTGACTTCATCCGTACCCTCTCAAAAGATTTCTCTTTCGAGAGTATTTCTGCTGAGGTTGACGGACAAAATGCAGATGAGATGATCGAGAATGCTCAAGAGTATATCGCGATCGGTTCGGAAGTTACCATCAAACTCCCCCTGACTAAAGAAGGTCTTATTGCTTGTAGGATTCTCTCTGAGCAGGGTGTAAAGACTAATGTTACTCTCTGTTTCTCTGCTTCTCAGGCAGTGATGACTGCTCTAGCAGGTGCCACCTATATTTCTCCATTTGTAGGTCGCATGAACGACAACTCTTTCAGTGGTGTCGAACTGGTACGTGCCATTGGTGGTCTATACGCTGCTAAGCGAGTGGAAACTAAGGTTCTTGCCGCTAGTCTCCGTGACGTTCATCACGTCTCTCGCTGTCTCCTGTACGGTGCTGATGTAGTTACTCTTCCTACTGCAGTATTTGATAAGATGTACAACCATGTCTTGACTGATGCAGGACTTGCTATTTTTGAAAAAGACTTTGAGGCAATTAAATGATTACTATCTATTCTAGAGACGGTTGTCCATATTGCGAGAAGTTCATCGCAATCGCAGAGTATGAAGAACTCAAGCATGTTGTCTATAAATTAGACCGTGATTTTACTAGAGAAGAGTTCTATGAAAAGTTTGGAGACAAGTCTACATTTCCTCAAATTACACTTGATGACATTCATCTAGGCGGTTGTAAAGAGAGCATTAAATACCTGCAAGAAAATAATATTTGCTGCACATGATTGAAGTTACAGTAGAAGAGTTTGAAAAAAATTTCGATGCATACATGGACCGCATTGAAAATAACAAAGAGAAGTTCTTGGTCAAAAAATCAGATGGTACATCAGTCGTTGCTGTGCCAGCTGAAGAACTGCACCAAGCATACTCCCAAATGACTGATGATGAGTGGTATAATCTTTACAGTGACCACTCAGAAGCATCATGAAACCAGAAGTCATCCTTGAACGCTATCCTTACCGCTACGTTCAGTGCGGTATGCTAGAGATCAACGGTATGCCAGACTATCGCATCCAGAAGTACAACGACTGGACCAAGCGTTACTCTGATATGTACCTCCTTGACAATTCTGTTCAACTAGACTATGCCATTGAGGACTTTGAATACACCAAGTGGTTGGATCCCGACCCCGAAGTCGGTGCCTACCGCAAATACAACTGAGGTTACTATGAGCGTAAAATCACAAGTACAAGCTGCTGAAGAAGCAATTCGTCAGGCATTGATCAACGCTCTTGCAGAGGGCGATGAAGAGTTTCTTACTGATCTCTTCACTGAATATCAAAACATCAGTGATCTAAATCGAAAAGTTAATTCTACTAACTATTCATTTAATCTTTCATCTGAGTATCTTAGTCGTCCTGGTCACGACTTGGATAGTTTTGATAACGTCGTCGATTTTGGTGCTGGTAATATCAACATTAAAACCGATGGTGATGACACTATCACCTTCAACTAGTCTCGGGAAGACTATAAAAGCGCCCTGGTCGGGATGGTCCTAGGACCCCTGGGTTTCTTGCTTCCTAAAAGCAAGTGGTGCGGATGGGAAACTCTCCCGCCTGGTTTCTTGTTTCCAGTCAAAGAACAAGTGGTGGATCCAAATTGACCCCTTCCGTGTGAGTTGTTTTCCTGTTTAGCAACTAAAATAATAAAACAGGTGGCGTGCATGTGCCTTGGGGGTTGACCACCCCCTTTTTTCATGTCTATTCGCCACTTTAATAAATACTTTTAGCTCTAAAAACTGTCTTCAGGACTAGAAGTATGTCAAAGTTACTTGCGAACCAGATCGCTAATTTTGGGGATGATGCTCCTATTGAGATTAAAGAAGGTCTCAACATCCCCGCTGGTAAACCACTACAGGCAGCAGGAGTTACTGGTAACTCTGGTCAAGTATTGACTTCGACTGGTTCAACTATTCAATGGGTAACTCCTTTTGATGGAGATTATAATAGTCTTACTGGAAGACCTACAATTCCAGCAGCACAAGTTCAGGTAGACTGGAATTCATCGAGTGGATTGACATCTATCTTAAACAAACCAATTGTACCAGCACAACCAAGTGTTGTAACTAATGCTGCAGGAACTGCTGCACTAGCATATGACAGTGGTAATGGTCAGTTTACATACACACCACCCGATCTTTCTGGTTTTGCTGCTAACACCAATGTTGCCAATTGGGACGCTGCATATGGTTGGGGTAACCACGCATCAGAAGGTTACTTAGTTGCAACTAATACAGATAAAACTAACTGGAACACAGCATATGGTTGGGGTGATCATGGTACTGCAGGATATCTCACATCATATACTGAGACATCTACATTCCAGAATGTAATTGACAGAGGTAACACTTCCACAAGTCCTGTCTACGTTACAAATAAACTATATTTCTCTAACGCATTTGGCACACTGACTGATCTACAGGCAGTAAATGCTACAACATACCATGGCATGTTTGCACATGCACATGATACAGGTCATGGTTACTTTGCACATGCTGGTGCATGGACCCAACTGATCGATGAAGCATCTTCTATTGATGAACTGGGTGATGTAGATACTACAACTAATGCTCCATCCGATGGATATGTCCTCAAGTGGGAGGCGTCCTCTAGTTCTTGGAAACCAGCACCTGATCTAGTTGGAACTAGCAATGCTGGTATTACACTAGTAGATCTTTCTGTCAATAATGCAACAGCATCTGCTACACCTTCCCTATCATATAGCAATACAACTGGTGTATTCACATACACCCCATATGATCCATCAACATACACGGAAACTGATCCTGTATTTACCTCATCTCCTGTTGCAAATGTACAGGCAACTGACATTGCAAACTGGGATCAAGCACATGGTTGGGGTAATCATGCATCAGAAGGTTATCTAGTTGCTACCAGTACAGATAAAACTAACTGGAACACAGCATATGGATGGGGTGACCATGCACAGGCAGGATACCTAACAAGTTATACTGAAACTGATCC